AAACGGATATGTAGAAGTAGATCATCCGTTATTCAAAAGACACGAAGTCATCAAACATCATCCCGTCCACGATTGCGCACTTGACGCGATGCAACTTATGTATGGAAAGCAGGTTTAATGCAATTTTACACTAACGTATATCCTTACGGAAACAGAATGCTAGTTCGTGGTTATGAACACGGCAAAGCATTTTCATATAAACTAGATTTCTCTCCAACACTTTTCGTAGCATCGAAGAAACCTGGAAGCAAATGGAAAACTCTTGATGGAAAAGTTCTTGATGCGGTACAACCTGGAACTATAAAAGAGACCAGAGAATTTATTAACAGATATGAAGATGTTGCTGGGTTCGAGTTGAATGGCAATACTAATTATGTGTGTCAATATATCAGCGATACTTATGACTACGATATCAACTGGGATGTCGATCAGATCAGGACATTCTATCTTGATATTGAGACTTCCACTGAAGAAGGATTCCCTGATGTCAAGACAACAAATGAAGAGATTCTTCTAATCACGATCAAGGATTCCAAAACAAAACTTGTCACAACTTTTGGAACGAAAGAATACTCTAAGGTTAGAGAAGATTTGAATTATGTTTATTGCTCCACCGAACGTAATCTTCTGTCGAGATTTATGGAGTTCTGGCAAGCAAACTATCCAGACGTCATCACTGGCTGGAACACTTCATTCTTTGACATTCCATATCTGGCTGGGAGAATCGAGAGAGAACTTGGCGACAGCGTCGCATCTAAACTCTCACCATGGGGATTAATCCAGCACCGCAGTATCTATGTCAAAGGCAATGAGGAGATCTCTTATGACCTGCATGGTATTGCCCAACTTGACTATCTTGATCTTTACAAGAAGTTTACTTACACCAAACAAGAATCTTATAAACTAGATTATATCGCAGAGCAAGAACTAGGTGAACGTAAGAAAGAAAATCCTGGAGTTGACTTCAGAGATTTTTATTCTAACTATTGGAAAGACTTCGTTGAGTATAACATTCACGACGTGGAACTTGTTGAGATGCTAGACGACAAGATGCGTTTGCTTGAGTTGTTGTACACCATGGCATATAATGCGAAGATTAATTTTGAAGATGTATTCTCGCAGGTTCGTATGTGGGATGCTATCATCTATAATCATCTACGAGATAAGAATATTGTCATCCCTTTAAAGAAGAGCGGTGGTTCAAAGAGTGCGCAGTTTGAAGGTGCGTTTGTTAAAGACCCACTGGTTGGTGGACATAAATGGGTTGCTTCGTTTGACTTGAACAGTTTGTATCCACACTTGATTATGCAGTATAACATCAGCCCAGAAACTTTAACGACTGAGAAGATCTCTTGTTCTGTTGATAAACTTCTAAACAAAGAGATTGATACATCGTATCTTCAACGCAGAGATCTGGCTTTGACCGCAAACGGATGGTGTTATACCAGAGAATACACAGGGTTTATGCCTGAGTTGATGGAGAAGATGTATACTGACCGAAGCAAATTCAAGAAACAGATGCTAAAGATTCAGCAGGAATATGAGAACGACAAGAGTAACAAACAACATGTTAAAGAGATAAGTCGCCTCAACAATCTGCAGATGGCGATGAAGATTGCTCTGAACTCTGCTTACGGTGCAATGGGTAATGAATACTTCCGTTACTTTGATATTCGTATGGCAGAGGGTATTACAATTTCTGGTCAATTGTCTATTCGTTGGATTGCCAACAAGCTGAATGAGTTTATGAACAAGACAATGAAGACTCAGGAAAAGGATTACATCATTGCGATTGATACTGACTCAATCTATCTGTCTTTGGAATCTTTGATCGAGAAACTTTGCGATGGGAAAACGACAGAGCAAAAGATTAAGTATATGGACAAGGTTTGTGAGGAGATCTTCCAGCCATTCATTGACAATAGTTATCAAGAGTTGGCAGACTACATGAACGCTCACTCTCAAAAGATGCAGATGAAGCGAGAGGTCCTGGCTGACAAAGCAATCTGGACTGCCAAGAAAAGATACATATTGAATGTACACAACTCTGAAGGTGTTCAATATGCCAAACCCAAGTTGAAGGTTATGGGTCTGGAGATGGTTAAATCTTCTACACCTGCAGCTATCCGTGACATGCTTAGAGAATCTATCCAAGTTATTCTAAAAGGTAGCGAGGAAGATTTGCACTTATACATAGAAGAAAAGCGAGCACATTTTCTAAAGATGCCAGTAGAAGATATTGCTTTTCCAAGAGGTGTGAATGGTATGAAAGTTTATGCAGGCTCTCCAATTTATGCCAAGGGAACACCAATCCATGTTCGTGGTGCATTGCTTTACAATCATCACTGTAAACGAATGGGCTTGGAGAAAAAGTATCAGGCAATTCGCGATGGTGATAAGATTAAGTTTGTTTATATGAAGATGCCAAATCCAATCCAAGAAGATGTTATCGCTTTCGTGCAGCATTTACCTAAGGAACTGGGACTTCATGCATACATAGATTATGATAAACAGTTTCAAAAAGTTTTTCTTGATGCGTTGCAGATTGTTATTGAACCACTAGGATGGAAAACAGAAAAAGAAAGTTCTTTGGAGGAATTCTTTGGATAACATCAAAGTCATAAAGACTGGGATTAATGTTTCTAAGATAGTCCGTCAACTGGAAATGTATCCTCAAGACTGGGGAATGCAGAAAAGAGTTGACGGTGCACAATCTATGCTAGATAGAGGATTCCCAGAAATTGAAGCTGGCGTTCTACAGTTAGTTATGGGTGGTATAGAACATGAAGGGCAATATGTTGGTGACACAGAAATCTGCATACCTACAGAAGCATGCAGAAGACACACAGAAATTATTTCTTTTCTAAAAAGAAACTTCAAGAGATTTAGTCGATGTGGATTTTTGTCTTTGCCAGTTGGTGGATCAGTTGGAAAGCACATAGACTTTGGAAGTTACTATCAAACAAGAGACAGGTATCACTTGTCAATCTTGGGAAAATACAAATATATGGTAGGCGATGAAGAATATGTAGTAGAGCCAGGAACTTTACTCTGGTTTAATAATAAACTTCCACATGGAACAGAAAATGTTGGTGATTGCATTCGTATTACATTTGTCTTTGATGTTCCGCATCACAAAAATAATCCAAAATAACTTTACAATAAATCGAATACGTAGTATAATAATGTAATAAACTCAAGAGGATATTATGAGCATACTAGAAAAACTTAAGAAAAATTCAACTATCAAAGATACATCAGTCCTTTCTCAATCTAAGTTCTTTACAAAGAAGGATATGATTCCGACCACGATCCCAGTTCTTAACGTGGCATTGTCTGGTCGTCTTGATGGTGGACTAACTCCAGGATTGACAATGTGGGCTGGTCCGAGTAAGCACTTCAAGACTGCATTCAGTTTGTTGATGGCGAAAGCATATCTCGACAAATACTCTGACGGTGTTGTTCTGTTTTATGATTCAGAGTTTGGAACACCGCAGTCTTACTTTGATTCTTTCGGTATTGATAATGAGAAGGTTATTCATACACCAATCACTGATATCGAACAGTTGAAGTTTGATATCATGAAACAGGTAGAAAGCATTGAGCGCGATGATCATGTAATTATCCTGATTGATTCTATTGGTAATCTTGCTTCAAAGAAAGAAGTTGAAGATGGGTGGTGGTACTGGTTCGTATTACTCAGCTGATAACATCTTTATTCTTGGTCGTCAGCAAGAGAAAGAAGGAACTGAGTTGGTAGGTTACAATTTTATAATCAACGTAGAGAAATCGAGATATGTTAGAGAGAAATCAAAAATTCCTGTTACTGTTTCTTTTGATGGTGGCATTAGCCGTTGGTCTGGTCTACTTGATATTGCACTCGAGTCTGGGCACGTTATTAAGCCATCCAATGGTTGGTATTCGCGTGTAGATGATGACGGTGTTGAAGATAAGAAGTATCGTCTCAAGGAAACTGACAACAAAGATTTTTGGATGCCAATCCTGAAACAAAAGTCGTTCATTAATTTTGTAAAGAACAAATATCAAGTTGCTGCTGGAGAAATCCTAAAGGATGAAGACATCGCTGAGGAACTTGACAAGATCGATGAGGAAGAATATGGCGAAAACGCTTAAACCTTACGTTGTTATGCATCACAAAGAAGCAGGTATTGATGCGATAAAGTTGACGGAAGGTCCATTTGAAGGTATAATGTATACCTATGGTGTTGTTAACTTCGAGGAAGACGAAGAAAACGATACACTAAAAATGAATTTTGAGTATGAGATATTAGATAATGGCGGTAAAGGATTAGGTAACAAAGAACCATTTGAGCAGTACATTGGAGATATCCTTCAGGATTTAATTCATGAAGGCATTGCGGAAAATAGTATAACTTACACAGGTGGAGTTGATGAGAATAGAGACAGCGATTCTGTCGAATCTGATAAACAATGAGGAATATTGTCGTAAGGTCGTACCGCATTTAAAGAAGTCTTATTTTGCAGATAGAAAAGAAGCAGCAATTGCTTCTTTATTAATTAAGTTTTTTGAACAGTATAACAAGCCAGCAAGTCCAGAAATTCTAGCCATTGAGATTGGTAACCTATCTGGATTTACGGACAAAGAAGTCCCAGAGATGCTGGAGTATGCCAAACAACTAACCACTGCTGAAGAGAATGAAGAGTGGCTAATTCAGAACACTGAGAAGTTCTGTAAGAACAGAGCAGTTTACAACGCCATTCTTGATTCGATCAAGATCATTGACGGTAAAGATCCAGCGCATACTCAAGACGCCATACCATCTATCCTCTC